GTGCCGTCGAACTGCAAGATCAAGAAAATCTGGATCGAGAGCGCGGCCCAGGCCGCCGGCACCATGAACGTCGGTGTGACCTATGCGACCGACGGCGTTGGTCCCAATTCAACGACACCGCCAACGGTCGTCGGCGTTGCGGGTAATGCCTCGTTCTTTACCGCGGCCTATGCGCTGACCGCGGCCAGCCAGCCAACCGACATCACCAACGGTCCCGGCGGTTCGTATACTGCCGAGAAGCGGCAGATGCCGCTGTGGAAGGCCCTCGGTCTTACTGCCGATCCCGGCGGTTTCTTCGACATCACCGGAACACTCGCCGCGGCCATCACGACCGGCCTCGGCACGATGGGATTGACCTGCGTTTATACGGACTAAGGCATGGCCCAGACTGCGGCTGAAACCACCTTCATGCAGGCCGTCGCTGCCGCCGAAGCCACGCGCCAATCGGCTTACGCAACAGCCTGGACGACTTGGCTTGCGGCCTATACCGCGGCCAACAAGGCGGCCTTCATCACTGCCATCGGCGCGGCCGATGTTGCCTACTTCACCGCCGTGAACAGCGCCCGCAATACCGCCAATGGTGCCGGACCCGCGACTTTGAAAACGATCGGTGATATTGCTCCCGTGCCGGGGGGCACTGGTGCGGCGATCTGGAGCTCGATCTGATGGCACGGCATTACGTTTCGATCAATCGCGGGGTCGAGGGCGAGGCCTACATCGACTTTCATGTCAACACGACGGAGCCCGCGGGCACCGCGCCTGCCGGCATCGATCTGTTCGTATTCAGCGTTCTCGACGGCGTCACCCCGACACGCAAAGAGGTCGATCTGGCGCTCGAGGCCTTCGAACGCTTTTTCGAAAACGCCCAACAAGTTGGGAGTGCCGGATTCGATGTGACGGGGTAGCCCATGGCAACCGCCACAGAGAGCAAACAATTCACCAACATCGCGGCCAATACGGCGGCGTTTCCCTTGCGCGGCGGCAACTATGTGCTCACGGCAAGCGGCACTATTACTGGCGTAACCCTGCAGGTCCTGTCGCTTGACGGCACCACCTGGATTCCCATGGGCACCACCCTCGCCGCGGCTGGCAACCAGGCCTATAGCTTGCCTCCCGGTAGTTACCGGCTCGCGGTCACCGGCACGGCAATCTATGCGGCTCTGACCAGTGTCCCTAGCTGATGGGCGGCCATGATCCCAATCCAGACCGCCCTCGATATTGCCAATCGGGCGCTCGATCATTGCGGGCAGGACCCGATCGGGCCAACCGGGTTCCTCGAGCAATCTAAAAAAGCGCGCCTGATGGCGCGACTCTACAACAACCTGCGCCGCACCGAATTGCGCCGCCGGGTGTGGACGTTCTCCACCATGCGGACGGTGCTGCGTCCGCTGACCATCAACACCATGAAGGTTTCGCCGACCCTATGGTCGCCGGCAAAGACCTATTACACCGGCTCGATTGTCTCCGATGTTTACGGAGTGACGTGGAGCTCCAATATCCCCAACAACCTCAATCAGGAGCCCGGCAGTTCGTTCGCCTGGGATTTCTATGCCGGCCCGACCGTGGTGTTCCCCTACGATCCCAAGCAGACCTACTGGGCCGGCGAACTGGTCTATATCGCACCCGGCGACGGTAACTATAAGGTCTATCGCTCGAAGGTTTCCGCCAATGTCGACAACCCGGCGACCCCGACGACCTGGGATGCGACCACGGTCTTTAACAAAAACCAGATTGTGCTCTGGCCGGCGACCGTGCCGGTTACGGTGCCGCCGACCCCGCAGCCACCGCAAATCCTCTACATGTCACTGATCAATCTCAATCAGGGGCAGCAGCCGGACCTGACCAGTGCCATGCCCTGGAACTCCGGGGTGACCTATTCAGCCGGACAGACCGTGCGCGGCTCTGATGGCTTTATCTATTCCTCGCAGATCAACGGCAACGTCAATCACAATCCGGTTGCCGACCTCGGTACCAACTGGCTCAACACCCACAAACTAGCGGCCTGGGCGAGCGATTTTGTCGGCGGCACCGGCTCGGCCAAATGGCTCGAGGTCGCCTGCGGCCTGGAAGCCTGGGACCCGGTCTATCCGGTCGGCGCCGGCCCCGACGTGCAATCGCAGACGCTCAATGCCTTTGCCTATCCGGCCAACTTCCTGCGCGAGGCCCCGCAGGACCCGCGCGCCGGCTCGACGTCCTACCTCGGAGCCGCCTGGGGATTGAACTACGACGACTACAAATACGAGAACGGCACGATCGTGAGTTGGAAGGTCGATCCGATCATCTATCGGTTTGTCTCGGATTTTGTCGACGTTCGTCGCATGGACCCGGATTTCATCGAAGGGCTGGCCTTCCGCATGGCGCTCGATGCCGTCGAGCCGCTGACCCAATCGGTCGACAAGAAGAAGGTCATTTCGGCTGAATACGAGAAGTTCATGGGCGAGGCGGGGATCGTGAATGGCATTGAGGGCGGCCCAGTGGAGCCGCCGATTGACGATTACATCGCCTGCAGGGGATAGCGGTGGCCGATGCATCATATGTCCACGACAGCTTCATTGGCGGCGAAGTCTCGCAGGTCTCGCAGGGTCACGTCACCAACGAGAAATATCGCTCATGGATGAATCGCTGCCGGAACTCGTTCTCCAACGAGCAGGGAGCATGGGTCCGGCGATCGGGAACGATCTTCTGCGGAACCACCCGCAATGGTGCGCCGGGTCGTGTGCTGCCGTTCCAGTTCAAGGCCGCGCTTCCCTACACCATGGAGTTCACCGACGGGTTCCTGCGCTTTCGGCAGGGACCGCGGCTTGTCACCACCAACGATGATGTGACCGTCGCGTCGATCTCGACCGCCAATCCGGCGGTTGTGACCGTGAGCTCGCCATTGCCGAGCTCCTGGGCGACCGGCAATCAGGTTCTGCTCAACATTACCGGCACGGAGCAGGCGCAAGCCCCGCGGCAGTTTTCAATTACTGTTCCGACACCCGGCGGCACAACCTTCAGCCTGCAAGACCCGACCAACAACAATGCCAACGTCGACGGGGCCACGCTTGGCGGTGCGTTCGTCTCGGGCACCGCCTCCCGCATTCTCGAAATCGCAACGCCGTATACCTCGGGGGCATGGCGGACGTTGCGGGCTGTGCAGAGCGAGATTCCAACCCCGCAAACCCCGGCGAGCGGCGCGGTCCTACTGCACAGCAAATTTCCGCCCTATGTGCTGCAAGTCGCCACCCAGCCAACCCCGACGCAGTTCGCGACCTTCACATTCGGGCCGGGCACCTTCCGCGACGGGCCATATCTCGATCCCGTGAAAGGCGGGGCGATGATCACCCCGTCCGGCCTGTCCGGTCTGGTGACGATGACCATCACGTTCCCGGCCTTCGATTCAACCATTGCTTATCAACTCGGCGATTTTGTTAGCAACGCCTCGGTCAACTATCAATCGACGCAGCCGATCAACCTCGGCAATACCCCGCCCAACGCGGCGTTCTGGAATGTGGTGAGCTCGGGCGTGGCGATCGGACCGAACGGCTTCCAGGGTTCCGATCTCGGTCGGCTGATGCGGTTCTACTCCGAGCCGCCAGTGTGGAACTCGGCCACCGCCTATGTGATCGGCAACGAGGTCAGCTATCCATCAGGCAGCAACGGAGCCTACCTCTACTGGAAGGCCGTCGCTGCCTCGACCGGCGTTACCCCCGGCACCGACACTACGAAGTGGGCACTCGATCCGGCCGGCGCGGTGTGGACCTGGGGCCGCATCAGCTTGCTGGCAAGCCTGATCAACCCGGCAACCGGCACGGCGATCGGCACGCTCACGCAGGGTGGCGGTCTGGCGGCGGCGTTCGACGGCATCACCAATCAACCCGTGGCAGCAAGCGCGTCCTTTGATGCGGGCGGTACGTTCACCACCACTCAGTACATCGGCAAGAACTACTCGACCCCGCAACAAATCTCCGCGGTCACGGTTTTCAATCCATCCGACCAGCCGCTTGCTTTCGGTTTTGCCCTGTTTTCCAACGGGGCGGGTGGCGGCATTGTTACGAGCCAGCCTTGTAACGTCGTTGTCAATCTGCGGGCCAAGGCAACTGCGCCAGCCAGTTCCTCCGACGGGGTGATGCTCGGAACCACCGGCACGTTGGTCAATCCAAACGCGCCGATCACGATTCCCTCCAGCGATCAGACGACGGCCTGGGCCTATGTTTGGGTCGAAATCACATCCACCGTCACCATCACCGCGCCGGGGTTTATTCTACTCGAGAACAATCGCATCGGCGTGGCCGAGTGCCAGTTCTTCAATCCGGTGGCTGCCGGCGTGGGCGGCAGCAACGCGGTGCAGGTCCAGATTCTCGGTGGCAAACTGCTCTACACCACGCCAATACGCGTGTGGCGCATGGGGCTCTACACTGACACGACGGGGTGGCCAACCTGCGGGACCTACCATGAAGGTCGTCTCTGGCTCTCTGGTGTTTATGCCAATCGGATCGACAGTAGCGTGTCGAACGACATCTTCAATTTTGCTCCGACGCAAGTCGACGGCAGCGTGCCGGGCGATCGCGGCATCTCTTATGTGTTCAACAGCCCCGATGCCAATCCGATTTTTTGGCTGGAGCCGGATCAACTTGGAATTGTTGGGGGTACTCAGGCGGGCGAGTGGCTCGTACAGGCCACCTCTACTAATCTTCCCCTCTCCCCCGCCACCATCCAGGCCCATCGATACACCAAATACAATTGCGCGAATATCCTGCCAGCAAGAACTGACCTCACCCTTGCGGTGGTGCAGACCTTTCGTCGATCTCTGCTCGAGTACTTCGCGGACGTGTTCAGTGGAAGGTTCTCGGCTCACGATCTGGCCCATTTTGCCAAGCATCTGACCGCGCCCTTCATCATGGAGATTTGCTGGCAACAGGAAACGATTGCCACGATCTGGTCGCGCCTGGGCGACGGCACTTGGACAAGCACAGGCTATTCGCGGCGTACCTTGAGCACATCGCAGCCCGCCGAGATGGCGGCCTGGGCCGGCCACTCGCTCGGCACCAACCGCATGGTCGAGTTCATCTGTACCGGAGCCAACGAGTTCGGCACGCTCGATGCGCTCACCATGGTGACCAACAATCCCACCGGCAACGTCCGCTGGGTCGAGATGCTGGCGAAAAATTTTGCCGAAACCGATCTGCCGGCCAACGGATGGTTTCTGGATGGCGGCGTACGCCCGAGCTCGACCACGCCGATCGCGCCCTCGATGCCGCTCTTCCCCTACGGCGGCATCCAGCTTAATGGGCTCTGGCATCTCAACGGCCAGATCGTGCAGGCGACGTTCTCGGGCTACGACTCGGGTCAGCAACTCGACGTGGGAGCCGGTCTTCCGACCATCGCGGATTTCACGGTGGCGAATGGCTCGGTGCAAATCCCCTACGGCGACGGGGTCAGTGGCGGACCCGGCAACGGAATGGTGACCTCGGCCCTGGTTGCTGCGGCGCTCGCGGCCTCGCCGGTTCAGGTCGTCGTCGGCATGACTTACACCTCGGACGGCCAGATCGTGCGCCCGAATGCTGCGGCCGAGGCCGGCAGCCGCAATGGACCGGCATTCGGCAAGCTGCGCCGCAATCAGTACTACGCAATGCAGGCGGTGCAGGCGGCGGGGCTGTCGATCGGCACCCGCTTCGATCGTCTCGACTCGGTCTTGTTCGGTGCCGATCCGGTCAACGACCCCGGCGGACCGCCATTGCCCATCGGCCAGGTCTACACCGGAATCTTCTGGGCGCCGCTGACCGATGATAATTCCTTCGACGGCATGATATGTTGGCGCGTGTCGCGCCCGGTGCCGGCGACGATCGCCGCCATCGGTGGGTTCATTCATACGCAGGACAAATAAGATGCCTCTCCTCGCCGGCGGACTACTCAACTACAGCGACACTGGTAGTGGCCTCGCTCATCTTGGCGGCGGTCTGTCGGGCGGGTTCTTCAGTGGGATCGGCGGCGCAGTCTCGGACATGTTCTCGGCGGATGCGCTCAAGTTCAAGCAAAAGGGCGACATCATCGAGGCTCAGGAATATCGGCAGGCTGCAGCCTTCGCACGTGTGAATGAGCAATACGTCAAGGAATCGACCGACATCAAAGAGTTCCAGCTTCAGCGCAAGGACTATGAAACCGAGGGCGACATCTCGGCGAACATTGCCGCCAACAATTTCGAGAACTCGGGTTCGTCCATTGACGTGCTGCGCGATAGCGCCACCCAGGCGGCGCTCGAACGAGGCGTTGCCCAGCAGCAGGGCATCATCGAAGAGCAAGCCTACGAGCAGCAGGCGAAGTCCTTTGAGTTCATGGCCGAGGCCAAGGACAACGCCGCGCAAGCCGATGCCAAGGCCGCCCAAGGCGCGACCATGGCCGCTTACATCAAGGGAGCCGGGGCGATCTTCTCGCTACTCTAAATGCCGACACTCAAACCATACGACGCTGGCGTCCAAGGGCTGCGCCCCTCCGAGACCGGTATTGAGGCAACCGCTGCGGCGGCCCGACGGGTCGGCGGGGCCTATAGCGAAATGGCCCAAACCAAACAGGAGGCCGGCAAGCTACTCGGCGGGGCGGTCGCCCAGGTTGGGGCGACCATTGTCGATCACATGGCGCGGATGGAGATCAATCGCGGTGCGCCGGCCTGGGCGTCGATGGAGCTCTCGCTCGAGCAACAATGGAATAAGATGCA